CATTATTGCGTGCCGTCGTGCATTGTTTCTCTTAACCCTAATGGTGCGGGTTTTGGGTGTGTTGTTGTTTGTGCTTTTGGGGCATGGGTTTTCTGTTGGGCGCTACAGTGAGGCAGGGGCGCACAGTGGGGGGTGGGGGGAGCACTCTAAAGGAGTCCCGACTCGTGCGTGTCTAGATCTATTTTCTTTTCTATTGTGGATAGGTTTAGTGACTGAGGTCACAGACCACTGTAGTGTCTAACAGTCCCACTTCTTTAGTGATAATGCTTTACGTGTAGGACGACCTTTAGAGTCTTTCATTGGTCCGGGCATACCGCCCATTCGTGCGCAGAACGACTTACGTCGTGCTGCGGACTTAGGCGACTTGGCTGCTTGTTTGGCACTGACTGGTGGTTTTAAGGTTCCACCTGTTTGCGCTTTGTATGAGGCTCTGCCTTTGGCGTTTAGTCCGCCTGCAGGGTTTTTGCCTTCTTTTCTCGTCCATGCTGCCGTCTTTTTGCTAGCCATTATTAGTAGCCACGACCTGACTTTTTTACCATTTTGACACCTTGTTTTTTGGCAGCCTTTTTAGCGGCTGCTACTCCTGTTTTGGTGTATGGGAATTCTTTTTTACCTACTTTTGGCATTACTTTACCATCCGTGTTGCGCTAATTAATACTGTTGCTGTACCACTGGTGTATGAGGTCATTTGTACACGAACAAACGGCAAGCCGTGTGTTTCGTGTGTGAAGATTCCGTTGATAGTGGTTGTTGTTTGCTGGTCGTAGTTGTTTGCACGACCAATGGTGTGCATACCAAAAACGAGGTAATCTGTCCCGTTCAGTGAAGCACTGAACGTCACAGTACCAACCCATGTTCCTGATACTTGTATTGCAATAATATCAGAATCAGCAGTTCCGTATTCAACTGTTGCATTCAATGAACCTAGGGTTCCTGTTATATTTCCTGTAGCCATTTTTACTCCTTGTTATAGTTCTGGGTTGTAGTGCCAATGTCTTTCAACTGTAGTGCCTACAGTTTCAAGACAGTCTTTTCTCTTCCCCCCCTATAGTCCCCCCCATTTGTAACATCAAGGGTTTAGTTACAAAAACAATAGTATGTATGGCGTCTACAGAAGCACTCTTAACTAGCGATCAGCAACGGTACATGGACTGGCTATGCACCGCACCATCTGAACGTGTACCCTCTTCCAAGAAGCAGTATGCGATCCTTGCGTCTGTAGACGTCACAACTCTACGCAGGTGGGAAAAGAAACCAGCATTCAGACAAGAATGGCAGACCCGTGTGGACGACCTACAAGGGTCGCCTGAGCGTACTCAAGCGTTGTTGGACACTCTGTACAACAAGGCTCTGGAAGGTGACACCAAAAGTGCTCAACTTTATCTTCAGGCTACGAACCGTATGGCTCCTGCCACAATTGAGGTTAAGAGTGAGAAACGTTCTGCCGAGTTGACTGATAGTGAGTTGGACGAGTTGATTGCTGCTATGGCTACTAGGGAGAAGCAATCTCGAGGTCTTAAGGTTGTTTAGTGCAGTTGGTTGAATGTGATCGGTGTGGGGAAGAATACCCGAACAATTGGGGCAAATGCCCCAGTTGTGATTCGGGTGAACACCCCACTGTAGGAGGTTTTGATGATGAAGATTACTAGTTTGGCTGTAGTTGGTTTGTTTGTGTTGTCTGCTTGCAGCGACTCTTACCGTTACCCTTGCCAAGATCCTGCCAAGGCTAATACGCCAGAATGTTCTTGTACTCCTAGGACGAAGAACAAGGCTCTTAGTGCTGTTGAGATTCCGACCACTGATGGTGTTCGTGGAGTTGACTGCTGATGGCTCGTAAGGAACGCCTAACAGAAGAACAACTGAATACCCGTTTACGGTTTGTGATTGGTGTAGTGCTTGCTGCTGTGTTGGCTGGCACTATGGGGTCGGTATTGTATTCTCTTATTTATGTGACTCAACCTATGGAGCAGTCACCGAACGATAAAGCATTCTTTGATTTGATTACACCGATTGCAACGTTCCTTGTTGGAACGTTGTCGGGTGTGATGATTTCTAATTCTAATATTAAGAAAGACAAGGAACCTAATGGCGAACACTAAAATATCGGCTTTAACATCAGTTACCAGTTTGGCTGGTACAGACACTTTTCCCGTTGTTCAAGGTACAGCACCTAACTTGACAACCAAGAAGGCTACAATCAACGATATTCTTGCTTTTGAGCCACCGGGATTCAAAAACTTACTTCATAACGGCAACTTTTCCGTTGACCAACGTGCAACAAATCCACATGCTTACAGCATTTCATCTAACTTTCAAATTTTTGCTGATCGGTGGATGACAACGACAACAAACAATGTTATTGGTCAAATCATATCTGGTAGTGGAACCAGCCGGTACAACTACCGAATAACTTCTGCTAGCGCAACTGGAACATTTTTTTTGGGGCAACGTATTGAATCCCTGAACATTGGTCATCTTGTTGGATCTGCAGTAACACTACAACTTAAAGTTTCTGCAACAACCTTAACTTCGTTAACCTATACTGTTAGCGTACCTAATAGCGGTATGGATACTTTTGGTACTTATGCTAGCCCTAGTAAGACCACTGTTGTTACTGGAACAATTCCTCTTACAACCAGTTTAACTAGGAACACTGTTACTTTTACTTTGCCTGCTGCTGCTATTTATGGTTTGGAAATAATGTTTAGCGCAACAGGTATGACTACCGCTTCAAGTTTCACCATTGCTGATGTTCAACTTGAGGCTGGTTCTATTGCTACTTCTTTTGAAACACGCCCATATCAGACAGAGTTGGCTTTATGTCAACGTTATCTTGGCGGTTTTACAACAGCCACATACGACTCAAGTGGTGTAACGGGTGCGCATGAGGTCGGCAATGGATATTCAATAACGTCAACAAGTTCAATTATTAATATACCATTTGCTGTGCCTTTGAGGAGAAGGTCAACTGCGATAGTTGTTCCATCATCACTTGCGTATACAACATTGTATAACGGTTCTAATACAACTGGAACTCCTATCGGTATTGCTTTTTTAAATGGAGGTAAAATGACTGGTCAAGTAACTGTATCAACAACTGCTGGTTCACCTACTTTAACTGCTGGGCAGGGTGCGCATATGGTTATGAACAATGCCATCAGTGCGCAATACATTCTTTTTACTGGTGCGGAGATGCTAGAATAGACAATGGAACTAACTGACCTTCTCAACGAGAAGGAATGGAGGATCTGCAAAGGTCCAGAAAACGCTACCAACGAAGAACTCGTTGATGCTTTCGTCTATTTCTGCTCAAACTACTGGTTCATTAAACACCCTGAAAAGGGTCGTATCAAGTTTGAGATGCGTGAAGCACAGATCGAAACTGTCTCTGCATGGATAGATAACCGATACAGTATCGTGCTGAAGGCACGACAGATCGGTTTCTCTACACTGGCTAGTGCCTACGTGTTCTGGGTTACGTTCTTTTGGAAAGACCGCTTTGTCATCATGTTGTCACGTACTGAACGTGAAGCAATGAAACTGTTAGCCAAATCTAAGTACGGATTCAAGTTCCTACCCAAGTGGATGATATTGCGTGGTCCTAGCATCATTGATAACAACCAACTAAAAATGTCGTTCTCTAATGAGTCTGCTATTGAATCACTACCATCAGGTAACGACCCTGCCCGTGGTGAATCAGTATTCTTGGTTGTAGTTGACGAAATGGCGTTCTTGCCTAACAGTGATGAAGCGTGGGCTTCTATTGAACCAATTGCCGACGTTGGTGGACGAGTCATCTGCCTCAGTACCGCCAACGGTGAAGGCAACATCTTTCATGAACTGTGGGTTGGTTCTCAAACAGGGAACAACCAGTTTAAGGGTGTGTTCTTTCCTTGGTCTGCATCTGACCGTGACGACGAATGGTATGAGGCTAAGAAACGCCAACTGCCTGACTGGCAGTTAGCGCAAGAATACCCAAGTGACCCTGATGAGGCTTTTATTCGTTCTGGGCGTCCCGTATTTGACATTGATGCTCTACGAGCCTTAGAAGTAGAAGAACCTGCTAGGGGTTACATCCATGTTTATTCGGATAAACATATTGAGTTCCGTGAGGATGGTGGGGAACTAGCCATCTGGCAGTTCCCTGAAGTTGGTGGTATCTATTGTATTGGTGCTGACGTTGCTGAAGGTTTAGGTCATGGCGACTACAGCACAGCGCACATCATTAACGGTTACACACAGGAAGTTGTAGCGCACTGGCATGGTCATATTGACCCTGACCTCTTTGGCGAACACGTCCTATATAACTTAGGTTTGTTTTACCATGGCGCCCTAGTGGGTGTTGAATCCAACAACCACGGGCTAACAACACTAAAGGCACTACAACGAGCAGGTTATAAGAACATCTTCCGTCAACGTCGTTTGGCTCAACGTACCCCTGTTGCTACAGAGATTTTGGGTTGGCGTACCACAGCAGCGTCTAAACCTTTGGCTATTGACGAACTGAACGGAATGATCCGTGACGGTTTACTGGATCTTAAGTGTGAGCATACTATTGCTGAAATGCGAACCTTCATTCGTGAGGCTAATGGCAAGACTCATGGTTCTCCTCATGACGACCGTGTTATGTCTTTGGCTATTACAAACCAAATGTTGAAATACATTTGGTTGCCTGAATACCAGATTTCTCAAGAGCCACCTAAGAACAGTATGGCTTGGTGGTCTAGGCATATACCTAATAAACAGCAACCAAAGTTTGTTCTGGGTTCATTCGCATCAAGAACGTGACAAACTAATCTAATACTATGGCGATTTATACTTGCAAAGACTGTTCAACCAAATTTGAACACGACGATCTACCTCGTCGTGGAGAATACTGTTTCAAATGCCACCTAAAAGGCATCCGTTTAGGCTTTACCTACGGTAAAGAACAATTCCACGGACCCACTATTGGGGAACAGGCACGTCAACAGGTAGCGCAAGCAAAAGCAGCCGGCATTAACGCCGAACCAGTCGGGAGCCGTTGGATCTAATGAATTGGGCTGTCGCTATTGTTGTCGCAATTATCACTGGACCAGTTGTAGTGCTACTACAAATGTTGAGGCGAGAGAACACTCAACAACATGGCGAATCTCGAGAACTACTACACCACATGGTCCTCAAAGTGGACCGTGTGGATGAAAACCTAAACAAGCATATCAAGGAGCATAACAATGGTAATAAAACTAAGTGAACAACAAAAAGCAATGCTGGCATCATACGCCCGTTCAGCAGTAGGTGCTGGAGTTGCAGTTTACGCTACAGGTAACCACAACCCTAGTGACTTGGCAAAGGCTGCTTTGGCAGCATTGTTGCCACCTTTGATGCGTTTCCTTAACCCTAAAGATGGTGCTTTTGGACTTGGTGGTTCTAAATAATGGCACGCAGTAGCAATGCTGATTTGCTGAAAAAATATCGCACAAAACTTAGCCAGACTAAGCGGATGCGTAAGCAGGAACAGTTTGACGATACGTGGAAACGTATGTTGGATCTTTACCGTGGACGACACTACGAGAACTACTCTGATGAGGATCGTTTGTTGGTTAACATGGCGTTCTCAACGATCAACGTTATTGCTCCTAGTGTTTCGGTAAACCATCCTAAGATTACTGTTTCTGCTCGGCGTCCAGAGGACGCTGACAAGGCTACTGTTACTGAAGCAATCGTTAACTATTGGTGGCGACACTATGGGTGTCAGCCTCAGTTCCGTTCTGCAGTAAAAGACTTCCTAATTTTTGGTCATGGTTGGATTAAAGTTGGTTACCGTTTCGTTGAAGAAGAACGAGTAAAGAACGCTGACCCTAACGTTGAAGAAAACGACGTTGTAGATCTTGTTCCTGAATCTAATGTTGAAACAGAACTTATTGTTCTTGAGGATCGCCCGTTCATTGAACGTATCAGTCCTTTTGACGTGTTTGTTGATCCAGACGCTACATCAATGTATGATGTGCGCTGGATTGCCCAACGTATTAAACGTCCACTTGTTGACGTAAAGAACGACCGCAGGTATAACTCTAGTGCTCGTTCGGAGGCTCAACCTTCCTTGTACTCCAAGTATGGTGATGATCTTCAGATCAAACAGCCTTATGGTGAAGAACGTGATGCGTATGTTGAGGTTTGGGAATGGTATGACATACCAAAGAAAACTATGGCAGTTTTCTGTGATGGTCCAGACAAGTTCTTGATTGCTCCAACTAAGATTCCTTTTGCTTTTGGTCATCCGTTTGTGATGCTTAGGAACTATGAGGTTCCGGAACATTTCTACCCAATGGGTGAACTGGAAGCCATTGAGTCATTGCAGCACGAATTAAACGCTACACGTACACAGATGATGAATCATCGTAAACGGTTCTCACGCAAATGGTTGTACAAGGAATCTGCGTTTGATCCTGATGGCCGTTCTGCTTTGGAATCTGATGAAGATAACATCATGGTTCCTGTT